ATTGAATTATTTTCGTTTTATTTTTGGGAGGGTGGGCGTAAAAGGGGAGCCATGAACGAAAAGGACGAAATAGAACTGCCAGCGGAGAATGAAGCAGACCAGCTAAAGCCCGGCCTCTACCTAGACGAACGCGGCAGAATATGCGCGACACCTGAAACGCGGGAGGCTATCAAGCTGGCCTCGATTGCTGGCGTAGGTGACAAAGAACTGGAGGAGCGCTTTGGCGTAAAAGAGAACACAATTCGCCAGTGGAGGTTCAAAGACGCCGCTTGGCAGGAGCTTTTTGCGCTCAAACCGAGGGCTTATGGTGGTAATTATGGCAAGAATAACGAGGCTGTAACAAATGGGGCGGAAATCGCTCAGAAAGCCTCTGTGAGCGTTCAAGAGGCGATTGCTGGAGGGAAGCTCCAGAACGAGTTGCTACTACTCAAACTGGCTGGAAACGGCCTCAAATCGGCCGATGGCAACCTGCCCCAAGTAAAAGCATGGGCAGACATAAAGGCAATTGCCGACATTGTGAGCAAAATAGGCCCCCAGACCGGCACCGCTGTTCAAGTGAACGTGCTCACAGATGCTCCGGCGAGCGTGGAACATTCCGAATTTCCGACTTTCGATGCTGAAGAGTAGTTTTTCGTTGATAGCCAAGGAAAACTAAGTCCCGCTTTGTGCCGTTGTCTGGACATACCGGAATAGGCGTATTTCCTTTTGCACTTGTTAGCGTGCTTTGAGCGTGGCCTGTAGCCCCCGCAAGGCGAGGGTGGCCGCTGCATGGCATGGCAGGGGCATGGGGGCACACCACGGGGCGGTTGCCGGTGGCAGTCGGGGGCGCGTGGCCCTTGTTGCGCGTATATATGAACCTCACCCAAATTTTCCCTCCCAAGATAACTTATCCATTTGCCAACTCCCACATCCCGCACTAGAGTTGTTTAGTTACCAATATGACCGAAACACCTCCAGAAGACCCTCCCCTTCCTCGTTACCACAACCTGACAGGCCAAGTCTTCTCACGCCTGACAGTCCTCTCCTACGCAGGTAAAGCTTCCCACGACTCCCTGTGGCTGTGCCGGTGCTCCTGCGGAAGGGAGAAAACAGTCCGTTACTCTGGACTCACAAGGGGCAAATCAACGTCCTGTGGCTGCTACCGGCGTGAAGTCCATGCCAAGCGTTGCGAGCGTCCAGAGGGCCATCAGCGCACGCAGAGCAACCCTTTGTGGCGCATCTGGTCATCCATGAAGACCCGCTGCTACAACCATCGTAACCCAAACTACCGCAACTACGGCATGAAGGGCATCGAGGTATGCCAGAGGTGGCTGGACAGCTTTGATGCGTTTGTGGATGACATGGGGCCTCGTCCTGATGGCGGTGCTTCAATCGACCGCATTGACGTGAATGGCGGCTACACACCTGAGAACTGCCGCTGGGCCAGCCGGTTTGTTCAAGCTGTTAACACAAGACGGGTTATCAAATTTAATTGGAAAGGCGAACAGCTTTGCCTGACGGAAATCTGCCGTCGTGAAAACGTGAACTACCACTCAGCTTACTTCACATGGCGGAAATATGATTCGCTGGAAAGCTGCATTGAGGCTATCAGGTCCAAAGGCAAGACCTTTAAAGAACGATCCAACATCAGTCAGAAATGACTCACCTTCAATATGAACCCATCCTCCATAGTCACCCGGAAAATTCTTTCTAAACAGGGCAACGTATCCATGTTTCGAGTCCAGTCGGATTCGGAAATCCACTACGAGGTGGTCCTGTCATTGCCGAATGATTCAGACCAATTCGGGGCAGAATCCCACCTGTTCGCTCCAGATTGGAGCTGTCGCGGGTGGACTTTCAGCAAGGAAACATCGGGATGTGATGATCTGGCCCAAGATGACGCTGGCCGTCATTTCGACCACCTTGTCAGGCGTCAAAACTCCAAGTGATCCACCATGCAGAGCGTAAATCCACAAGTACACCATTCAGGCATGACCATGAGCGTCGGCGAGCTGATTGACGAGCTGCAAAAGCATGATCCTTCCATTCCGGTTTTGGCGACATGGGAAAGTGTTTTGAGCGGCATACGTCCAGAGAACTTCTCGGTGATTGAATACATGGGGAGGGTGGAGTTGCACATTGATGTAGAGGATTACGGATGACCCGCCCCTCTTTTACCCCGTTCAACTGCCAGTGGAAATAACCTATATGAAACCACCACAAACCTTCGTCCCCAAATCCTTCACCATCCCCAAGAAGGCCCGCGCCCTCATCGAGAAATGGCAACTGTCACTGCCTCCTTCCGACTGGATAAACTGGACCGAGCGTTTCACCTTCTCATTCACCGACAACGGCATGGCCACCTTCATTGGAGTAAGCGACTCCGTGAGCGGTCAACGGTTTGACTGGTGCAATAACGTTGAGAACTGGTAGGTGGCATCCACTGGAAATAACTTATCTATTTCCTCTTGCCATCCATCCACAGGCAGAGTAGAGTTACCAGTATATGAGCTTCGACTACATCCAGCAATACTACAAGTTCCGGAAGAAACAGGCCGTCGCCCCAGCCTGTGAATGGAAAGTCAAATACACCGATCAAAACCCATGAACTCCCATCAGCGCCGTAAAGCCGAACGTGTTTTTGACCGACTTGCAACCCGTCCAGCTCCCAAGTCACTCCAAAACGTAAAAATGCAGCGCCACGGAATCAAGACTGTCTCGCCAAGGATCAAGCCTAAACTCCCATGAAAACACCTGCAAACCCCGAAAACGTTCCTCTCAATAAAATCCCCGCTGGCTGGAGGCTGATCTATGAGGAGGAGTATGGGAAATACACCACTCCTTGCAAGGTTTGGCTTAAAGGCATTGAAACATTCAGCACAAAAATTGACCCATCACCTCAAATCAAAAATTTTACCCTTATCACCCCCGACCTCCCCGACAACGGCCAGCCTTGGCATGCTCACAAGCCGGGCGATCCTGCGCCTGTGGAAATTGGTGTTAAAATCGACATTGTTTGCAAAAATGGTGAAGTAATAGAAAAACCAACATCGCCACAATGGGGGTGGCATGAAAAATTCGGCATCCTCTTCTACCGCTTACACGAGCCCAAATCTAAGCATCCAGAACCTATGCAAGCCGAACAGACATTCACCATCAAACAGATTCAAGAAGTCATCGAGCGTTTCACGGAGCCAAACCTTGGCTCTCCAGCCAACGAGATTCAAGTCAACTTCGGCAGGCATATTATTCGCCAACTTGAAAGGTTTCCACAGATCAAACAGCCTCCAATTTTCAAAAAGCATGGCCTCTTTTGGCTACCTCACATTCCGGGCAACCCTCGTCCGCAAATTCAAAACGAACCATTTCTCTATCTTGGAAAAGATAACGACATTGTCTCCTGTCTAAGAGGAAACTCTCCAGATCAAGAATTTTGGGACAAGGAAATTGATGGTTGGTGTTATAACAAATGTCATGCCTCAACTGCTGCCCCGAAGGCCGAACCAGCCACTTCCACCTCCGACCGCATCCTCTCCATCTTCATTGCAGCAGGCTATATTACCGAGGAACAGGTGGAGCAGGCGCGTAAACTTGTGAAGCCATGAACTCAACCGCATTCTACATCTCGTCCATCTACCTCTGTTCTATTGTGGCTTTCAATGTCGCTTGGTTGTGTAAACTTCACCCCAACAAAGCGCCCAAGTGGATCATGTATGCCACGGCACCGATTGCCCTAATCAGCATGGGAATCATCATTGGATTCGCCATGATACAAGCTCAAACAACACCATGACACACCTCGTCGCAGACGTGGCCTTGCGCCGTCTTTCCAACCAACCATGTACCATCGGGTTTCTTCAGTCAGAGATGGTTGATTATGTGATTTACGAAATCTGGCGCATTCACATCGCTGCCACCCTAAAGCCCGAGATGTGCAAGATCAAAGCCAAGGCGTCCCCCGAAAGGGCTTTGTGGCTGCTCAATAAATTTGGCCCGCTGATTACTATTGAGGTCGATGAGGACCCCAAAAGATTCAATCTTACCAACGGAATTTGGGTGGATGCTCCAATCGGAGCCTACGAGGACATCTTCCTCTCGTCCATTCCAACGGGACCGGACCAACAATCAATCGAATACGCAATCCGCTTCCGGGTTGAATCAACCTAAACCACTCATGGGCCGCACATCCAAATCCCTCATCGGCAACCGCTACGGCAAGCTGCTCGTCACCGAGTTCATCAGCCGCAACGACCATCAAAACTCCCGCTGGTTCTGCGTCTGCGATTGCGGAGGCACCACCGAGGTCATGTATCAGAACCTCATCCAAGGAAAGGTGAAGTCCTGCGGATGTATGAAAAGAGGTAGAAAACCTCCACCTTCTGCTTGAAACTTATCCAATTATCAGTTAGCATTACCACCTCAATATGACACACCACGATATGAACACCGACCACCTACAACAATGCGCTGATGCTGGCTACAAAGAATGTGATAGGCATTTGTCAGAAGCTGCCCGCCTCGCCTTCGCCAAAGCCGCCATCTCCACCTACCTCAAGCTCAACCCTGTGTGGGTAAGAGCCAGTGATCGGATGCCAACGAGGGAGGATTCGGATAAGGGTGGGTGGGTTGTTGCATTTGATGCTGATGGAGGATTTGATATTGAACAGTGGGACAACGTTCAACTCCATCAACTATGGTGTGGTTTAAAAGGCCTCCCGCCACCTCCAGACCCATTCGAGGACTGGCTCGCCAAGCAGTCTGACGACGTGCGTTCGGCTAACAAGGAACTGGTGAGGAAAATCTACAACTCGATTAAGCCATGAACACCCCAGCACCCGACTACGGCGAACCGTGGAGCGAACAGTATCCTCCTCACCCAGTTACCAAAGACAAGGGTGTCTATTGGCTAAACCCAACACAGTTTAATCGTGCCGTCGCCTGCGTGAACGCCTGCGCTGGCATGGCTGATCCTGAGAAAGAGATTGCCGCCATGCGCGAGGCGATCCGAGAGGCGGTTACGGCCAGCTCTTCGTTGCTCGAAAAAGGACACCATGACACCTGCGGTTTGCTAAACTTCGCGGGCAGTGAGTGTGACTGCGGTCATAAAGCTACCGAAAAAGCCCTCGCCAAACTCCAACCCTTCATCCAATGAACTCAGCCCACGCATCCCTTCTTCAGTGGCTTCAGGAGAAGCCTAAACCACAAACTCTTAGAACGCATCCTCCGTCTAAAGAGTATCCAATTTGGGTGGTAAACACTGACTCCAAGAATGGCTTTGGCCCCTCCTACGAAGCCGCTTGCTACGACCTTCTTCAACAACTCAAGAAATGAGCACAGATCAATTTTTCTACGGATACTTCACATCATCTCATCAAGAGCGACCATCATTCATAGTCATTGCCACTGAGGCTGAGATTAACTCTTTGGAGTTGAAGGCTAAAACCAATAGCGAAACCGGAATCTTCATGCGGATGAATGGCTATCGTTCAATTGCCGAGCTAGAAGCCAAGGCTGAAAAACAGAGAGAAAAGTTGATGTTTGAACTCGAATCCAAGAGCATGATGTCCTTGCTTGGCGAGGAAGAGTCATTTCAAGACTAAAACCATGACACACATCCAGACCAAGACTATCATCAACTTGTTCTTTGCCCTTGAGCAGAACATCCGATCCGCCACTACCGTAGCCTCCTTGGCAGTGGTAGCCGACATGGGCCAAGCCACCATTGTTGAAGTCTCTGAAAGGTTGAACATCTGCCACAAGACGGCTTTTAAGTGCCTAGCAACCCTTGTCAAAACAGGTTTTCTCATAGTTGAGAAAAATGCACGCGGCTCCCACGGAAGGCAGCAAAACATCTACCGAATCAAGCCATGAAACCACCCACACCACCCGCAGGATACAAGCTCGTCAAAGGCGAAGACATCAAGGACCGCGTGCCGGAAGGGGCGCTCATTTGGTCTTCCTCGCAATGTCTTGATGATGAGCCAGAATGGATTCCCTCCGGTCGTATTGGTGGTCAACTTTATGGCTTTGAGGTAAAATCCTTCTACGCCATCCCGGAAACCAAGCCTGAGACTTCCCTGTCCGACGAGGCCAAAACCATCGTAGCAGGCGACCGCGCTCAGGACTACGGAGACGCCACGGAGTCATTTAAGCGTATCGCAGCCCTGTGGACGGCTTGGAAGGGTGTGGAGTTTACCCCTTGGGACGTGGCTCAGATGATGATCCTACTGAAGGTCAGCCGTGCCAAGACCAGCCGGAAGCGGGACACGCTGGTGGACATCATCGGGTATGCGGAGTGCGCAGAGAAGGTTGGATGAAGCCATTTATACCCTATAGACATAGGCTCTACTACTGAAAGCTAAGAGAGAGCCTATGCCATACCCTATACGACGCCTTGAATAAGCTCAAAGTCATCACAATGGAAGCTGGCCTGATTCAGGCGCTTTCCCACCTTCCACACACCCAAAAGCTACTTTACCGGGTTTTGTGGGAGATGGCTGACCCTTTGGGTTTTGTTCAGTATGACATCGGGCTAATTTCCGAGCATTGCGGCTTCAAGCTAAGAGAGGAAGATTTCCTTTCCTTTGGTAAGCGAGTCAAAAAAATCAACGATTACGAACTATTTCTACCGCTTTACTTGAAGGCTCACGCGCCAACGCTTTCTCCTAAATGCCGTGGGCAGGCTCGAATCTGGCGTCTCATCAAGGATCGTTTTGGGGCCGATCCAGATCACATGCGTCCTTTTTTTGACCAATGGGAGTCAATCGGCTGCCTAGACGCCGCGCCCGAGATGATCGGCGTTTATCTTGGTGAGGACAAACCGTTGCCCAAATACCTCGTTGAGCACCGAGAGAAGATCAAAAGGGCCGAAATGGTCGATACCCCCTACGGCTGGCCTGAAGAAGTGGCGGCGAAGTTTAAGGAGTTCATCCAGAGACGCATCAAGAAAGCCTACGAGGCTACCAACAAGGCTGACTGTGCCAGAAGCGAGATTGACCACGAAGTTGTTATATTGCATCAACAAGCGGTTGGGGAGGCTTTGGCGAGCAAGGTGAGCATTCCTGTGATTTGCCAGAAAATCTACGATGCAGCCGCTGCAAACTTTGCCACAATCAGAATTCATTCTTGACCCAACCCCACCTCCACCGTATAGTTAATCGCAACACAATATGACTGACGACCATAGCCGCCGAGTAAAATGGGCTCCAATTAAAGGAGCGCCATTGCCATACGAGAGCGCAATCCCGCTCCAAACTGAGTCAATTCTTCCTGAAGAGTGGCGGAAAGCAGCCAATTGGGCTGTAAACCCCGAATACGTTGACGCCATTCCAGAAAATATCACTTTTGATTTTCAAGACGGAAAAGTGCTGGTTGGAATCGACTTGGCGGCAAAACCAGACCAATCCAGCGTGGCTCGATACCATGTTGTAAACGGCAAATGGGTTCAAATTTCCTGATATGAACCTCCCCAACATCCAGTCCCAACACCCGGACATCCACACCTCGTTTGCCGAAGCCTCTCATCTTGAGCAACAAGCCGAAGAACTTCTCAAAAAAGCCAATCAAACCCGCATCAACGCCCTCGAACAGCTCCGCATGCGCCAAGGCTGGTCAAAAAGCCACCTAGCCAAGGTGATCGGTTTTCAGCCTCAATTCATCTT